TGTAGCCGTTCTGATGGCCTTAGCCTGGACGGCAGCAGCTTCCCCGGGCATCGTGCTAGATCGGGGCTTAGGCGTGCGCTGGAAGCCCTTCACGGGGGCAGGGGAGGCAATGCCGATCCAGCTGGGCATGCTAGTCACGGTACTTGCCCCCATCGGTCTCGCCGTACACGCCCTGAGTGTGAGCGTCATGGGTAGACGTGAGAGCAGCAAGCTTGTAAGGGTCCATCGTCCGAAAGACGATGGCCTCAAGGATGCCCTTCTCGTTGTTCTCCGTCAGGGTTGCCTTACCGCCAGGACCAGCGATCTCGGTCGGGTAGTCGGCAACGTCGTTGTTGCGAGGCTCGAACAGTTCATCCTGCGGAGTGGTGACCGCGTTGCGGTAAACGTCGCTCACTTGCCCTTCCTTCCCTTTGCGGCCATCGAGGCCATCTTCTTGGCGCCGTACTTCTTGCGGCCAGCAGCAGCGGCGATAGCCGCTCCCTTCTTACCTCCACCGGCCGCCTTAGCGACGGCAGCGAAGCGCCCACCCTGGCCGAGAGGGGCTTTCTTGTTGGGCTTAGCCATGGTTCTCCTTAGCCGATCGCGACCCATACGGTGCCGCTGGACGTGGTCCTTCCGGACATGGTTACAGGGGAAGGCAGCGCCGTAAGGCCGCTGCCCGTGGTGGTCCATCGAGCGGTAGCGTTCGGAAGGTTCACATTGACCGTGGTTGCCTGGCTACCCATGGCGCTGGACCGGAGGAGTCCGGCCGGAGTGGTGCTGGCGTTCGACAGGAACCCCAGGTAGTAAGTTCCGGCCGACAGGGGAACGCCGGACACGAGTGAGGTCGACTTGAAACCGAGAGTGTTCCAGTTACCAGACTGGTCGGCGGTCTGGGCCAACAGGTTCCCGGAGGAGTCGTACAGTCCGGCGAGATTCTGGCCGGAAGTCAGGCCCACGCCTGCCGTGTTGATGGCGTAGTACAGGGTTGAGACGGTCGCGGCTACCGGAAGGTCTATCCGAGCCATGAACAGAACGCCGGTCGTTAGACCAGTGCTTCCCTGAATGGACAGGGGGTCATAGTTCCAGGCCAGCCACCCAGCATCCACGGCCTCAAAGACTGAGGCTTCGAGCTGGTTGAGCCTGACGTTCTGCGCGGCATCCGTGGCCTCGTTGGCCGTGATCCTGCCGTCCTGCGAAGTGAACGCAGCGTTGACCGGGACATCCCAGTTCGGGGTACCAGGTGCAATCGGGGAGTAGGTCATGAACCGAACCCTCCTTCTCCGAATCCACCTTCGCCGAATCCGGGTTGATACTGAACGAAGTTACTGTTGTCCGCTACGCCTGAAGAGATCAGGCAAGCCTTGGTTGCGTCGTCCACGAGGTGTTCGTATCCCCCGCGAAAGTAGTGCAGGCCAGCCGAAGGGGCTGGCCAGAACGTGGTGTCCTGTTCGTTCGGATTGACCGGGAGATTGACTGCGCCGATCTCGTTGGTGTACGCGTCGTATCGAGTTGTTTCGTACACGCAGGGCGAGACTTCAACGACAGACAATCCCCGATTCATCCTGTAGCGCTCCATGAGCGGGTTCCACGCGAAGGGAGCCTCAGCAACCGTAGGCGTGGTGAAGATCCATGTAGTCACTAAGGCTCCCCTTCAATCAGACCGACGTGCCGAGTGTGAACCAGTTGGTTCCGTCGGTGTACAGCTCCGCAGCAGAGACCGCACCAGACGCGAGAGACACCGAGGTGCCACCGTTGATGGTGTCAGAACCGGAACGAGAGATCGTCACGGCGTTGGTCGTGCCGGTGCTGCGAACCACGAAGTTGCGACCCGGCTGAACCGAAGAGGCCAGCGGGACGGTGACGGTAAACGCACCACCCGAGGGCTGGCAGAGCAGGATCGAATCGGTGTTCGTGAGAGTCGTCGCGGCGGTAACCGAACGAATCGTGTAGCTCGTATTGTCGAGACCAGACATTTATCCTCCTTGGATGGAGAGGGGCCGCTCAGAGTTTGGCGACCGTAGTCCCCTTGCGAGACTCGGCCCCTCGGTTCATCAGGTAGTCGGGCGGGCCGTCGAGGACGTCTGCGCCACGATCAGGGACTCCGGACGGTACAGGCTCCAACCAGCCACGCCGTACCAGCCGAGGGGCTGGAATCGGGTGAGCTTGTCGACGACCGGACCACGGACCGTGTGGAACTCCTCAGCCACGGCCTCAGCAAGAGCCTGCTGGCCGGTGAAGTACGTGTTGAACACACGAACCTGGGAACCACCAGCGCCAGCACCGGCCTGGACGTTCTGGGCACGAGGCGTCTCGATGTAGCAGGCACCTTCGTACTCGCCCAGCTCGGACGCCCAGATGTTACCGGGAGCCGAGTACTCGTGCGGCTGACGCCACGAGCCAGCGCCGGTCTCCTTCTTCAGGTCGAAGGAAGCCTGCGGGTGGACGTAGGCCGTGTAGTACGAGCCCTTGTTCGGGTGGACCTTGTTGGTACGAAGCTGGGTAACAGCGAACCGAGCCATGTCCGAGGACAGCGTCGAGTTCGCGGCGGAACCAGAGGTACCGATAGAGGTCAGGGCAACCGGGTTGGTCGGCGTAGAGCCGAAGCCGTAGCCGATAGCACCAGTCGTACCGTCACGCCGAAGCGTCTGCGTACCCGCAGCAAGGACGTTCTGGACCAGAAGGTCAACCGAGTCGATCAGGTTCCACGCCACCTGGTTGACGAGACCGGCGGTCACGTCGGTGAACGAGAACAGGTCGAGCTTGTTGGACACGAGGATCGCGTTACCGTACTCGTTCAGAGTGACGGACACGGTCGTCGGGTTACCGGCCGCAACGGCGTCCGGGTCAACCAGCTCGTTGAGCGGGGTGATCGACTGAGCAAGGTCCTGGTACAGAGAGAAGACGACGGACGAACCCGGCATCGACTGCTGGACAGGTCGCTTGTCAGCGATCATGCGGAACATGGGCTGGGCACGGAGGGCGAACTCAAGAGCGCGGTCGTACGCGGTCTGGACGAGGTTCGCCATTGCCGTAGTGCCGGTAAAGGCGTTAGCCATTACAACTCCTTAGGTATGTCACATGCGGTTCAATCGTTCGAAAGCCGCGATGATGTCAGCGTTACTGGAAGCGTCACCGATGGAAGCCTGAGCAGCCTCAAGGTTCCCCGTCGGGGTACCGTTCTGGCCTGCTTCACTCATCCGCTGGAACTGGGCCTGCATGGACGCAGGCAGTACCGGTTCAGCGGCCTGGCTCGTGTCGGCAACGGACGGGGTCTCCCCCTGATTGCCACCAAAGACGCCACGCATGGATTCAACCCACGCCTTGGCCTTCTCCGGATCGGCCTCGCCGGTGTACACGTTCTGTGCACCCGGGACGCCCAGGTTCTCGAAAACGGAAGCAAGCTTGGCCTTCTCTTCGCGCTCCATGAAGCTCGTCAGCTTCGAAGTGAGATCGTCGATCTGCGCCTTCTGCTTCTCGTAGGCGGTTCGCAGTGCCTTAGGGCCGTTGAGTTCGTTGTCGTTGCCCAGGCCGCTGCCGTCGTTGTCGTTTTCGTCGAAACCCCAGTTGGTCATAGTGACCTCTCCCTTTGAGTGTGACGCCAAGAAACATACGCAGGGGTGCGTAAGCTCTGCTCGTCGATGATTGGTGTTGCGCCCGGTCTTAGCTACATCGCAAGGGGCCGGTCGATCCTTGCAATGGTGTGCACGACGGGACTCGAACCCGCAACTGGTTGCCTATCTGCCAACCCGTCTGCCAATTGACTGTACGTGCACTGCTTGTCATCCCGTTCGGTTAGCCTGAGACAATCCGCCTCGACCGGTGGCCGAACCCGCGTTACCCGAGAAGGCGCCTCGCTCCTGCGAGAGCAGGCGCCCCTGCTTCTTCTGCGCTGTTGCGGCACCAGAGGTTCCGAAGGTCGCGGCCTCCGACTGCTGCTGGTTCCACTCCTCGCCGTAGTAGCCACCTAGGGCCTTCATGGTGTCCAGCTCTCCAGCGATCTGCTGGTAGCCTTGACGTGCCTGATCGGCCGAGATGCCCATAGTCGCAAGCTGCTCCGCGTAACCCTGATCGAACTGGAGGTTCTGACGAAGGGCCTCAGCGCCCACCTGAGCGGTGGCCGCAGCCTTCTGGAGGTACGGCAACGCCTTGGTGGTATCGAGGAAGTACGCGGTCAGGTGAGCGTCATCTATGCCCATCTGGTTCAGCGCCTGGCGGTACTGAGGGTTGGACAGGATCGTAGCCTGGGAAGCCAGGTCAACCCTGGAC